CCCTTGACTGAGGCACGCTTGCCACCGCTGCCGGTAACGACGCCAAAGGTTCGCTTGCCTTGATAGACCCAGCTAACGCGAGAACCCTTCTTCACTTTTTCTTGCCTCCTTTTTTCTTCTTCTTAGGTGCAGCCATCTGTGGCCTTTTGGGGCCGTAGTTCTTGCCGGGCATGTCACAAAGCTAAGCTTCCTCAATCTTAGAGCTTTCAAGGCTTATGCCCTCGTTTTTTATTGATAACCCCGAAGGCTTAACGGTTAGACAGCTAAGGAAAGCAATTTGCAAAATCCCTGAAATTGATAATGACGGCAACGAGGCCAAGGTTTTTGCAGCGTGCGGCAACCTTCAAACTTCACCAATAAAAATCGCCACCCTTGACGAGGATGGCGATCTGCTGTTGGTTCCTGAGTTTTGGCAGGAAGTAATGGAAAGCGTCGAAAGCTGGGAAGACTTTGTCGGTGATTGATTAACGACGTTTTGCTGCGCGGCGTTTTGCCTTGCTGCCTTTGCCCCCAGACTTTTCAATACGCATTTTCTCTTGCTGCTGCGAGCGAACGTAACGAGCCTGTTGAGACGAAATCTTCTGACCTTTCAGTGCTTTGTTGCTGACCTTGCGAACTAAAGCCTTTTTCGCCGTAGCTGAAGACTGACGGGTTTTTGTTTTTGCGGCGGACTTGCTCAAGCCTTTGAAGCTTCCTTGAAGATTCTTTTTGCCGCCTTGTAGTCCACGTTTGACGCGAGTTGCCCCAGACTTAGAACCAGCAACTTGACGAGAGGCAAACTTTCCACCGGCTGACTTAGAACCACCGCGAGAGCTGGCGGCCACTTTCTTCATGCCCTGCGCGTCCTTTACTTTGCGCTGAGATTCTTTGTATTTAGCGCGGGCCTTAGTGTTTTTAGAGCTTTTGCCCATTTTGCCGCCCTTGGATTTAGATCCAATGCCGCCACCGCCTCCCCCGGAAAAACGCCCAACCTTGTCTCTGTTGTAACGCCTTGCCATGGTCGTAGCGCAAATTTTACTTGTTTTAGTTTATTCCCCTTTCACTTGCTTTTTGTCAGCCTTGGCTTTGGGTGCAGGCTTTTTAGGAGGGCAGGAAGCTGGGGGAGCTTCCTCCTGAACCGTGAGCTTGAACTTACTGTGCAGCTTTGACATCGGGATAACGACGGCGTAACTGAGCCAAGGTTAGCTCTGACCCGTCTTGAGAGACGAACTTCCTAATGGCCTTAGTTGGGCCAACCTTTTTGACAAGACTTTCAAAGTAAGGAACCTTTGATGCGCCCAGCACGTCATCCTTTACGACTTTGGATTGATTCTCAAGCCATTGACCATAAGTTTGATCTGATGGCACCAACCCATTACGGCTGCTGCGCTTGCTTGGCGGTGGCGGATCAAAACCCAAACCCTTGTAATCAACAATTGGCACAGTTGTTGATCTGCAATTGAAATGCTGCGGCGGTGTTGGCCCTTTGCCGTAAACAAACTCTTTGCCGTCTAAGGCTCTACAGATGGGCGACGTTCTGCTGTCCAACGTGGCCACATATCGGTATTTCTTGGTCACATCTTGATTAGCCTCATAAACCTGTTGACTTGAAGCGTTAGCTACTTGATTGATACTTGTGCGAACCAAAGCCATCACTTGATGGTTTGCCACAGCTGTGACTTCGCCACCGGCTTGAGCCATCTGACGCAAACTCATAGCTGGCTGGCCAAACCGCAAGCGACCTTTTAAACGACGCGCCAACTTATCCGTTGATTCGCCCGTCAATAATCCATTTCTGACCGTCATGCTGAACAGATCAGCTTGAGATTCGGCCAAGCCTCGAAATGACTTTTCAAGCACCTTGCCGTTGGGCAACGTAATGACTGAACCCTGCGCTGCTGTCAAACGAAACGCTTGAGGAGCCCCAGTTACCGCAGCCTGAAGGTCGTCACTTAACGTAACAACGTTCAAAGCCGTTGGGTCAACAGTCGCCACCGCTTGCGCAAACTGCGGGCTGATCTGCACGCTTCTGATTTGATTCGCCAGCTCAACAGGCAATGCCTTGGCCAACTCACTGGTCACAAACTCGCTTTGCAATACGGCTAACCCTTGCAGCTCTTCAACCGCAAGCAACGTGCTGGTTTCTGCCCAGTCATCAAGTGACCCCTTCAGTTGCGCAAGGATCGCCCGAAGCCGTGCAGCTTTAACAGGCGCTGCAAGCTCATCAATCCCACGAAGCTGATCAACAGCATCCAAAATAAGATCGTTATATGTAATGGCAATTCGCTTTGCCACGCTGTTGCTAAAGCGGTTGAGATCGATTGCATTCCGATACAGCTCCGCTGGTGTTGTCATGGTTGCTCAATTCCTACAGCTTCAGGCGGTTCGCCGCAAATAATTGAAACGTCAGCGCCACCTCTTAAGGCTTCCCCTACAAGTTGACCAAACTCAGGGATAGCGTCTTCATCGTCTTCTCTTAGCTGTGACTCAACAACCCCAATCGGCATTCCTTTTTCATGCCAAGTCACACGGATGACAGCAAATAGATCACCCTCTAGTGGTGTCTGCGCGTAGTAAAGAACCTGTTGCCTTGACTCAGGCTCAGGCTCTGGCTGCTTTTGTGCGGATCTGTTCCAAAACATCAGCTAGGAATTTCAGGTTGGTCTTCAGGCTCGGCTGATTCTTCAGGCATCACAGGGTCAGCTGGAGGCGTTGGTTGATCCATCTCAATCAAGCCGCCGACCTGTGTGGCCTCTAGCTCTTCCTCAACGTCAAATTCATCACCAAGAACCTCGCCAGCTTCTAACTGGTTTAGCAGCGTATTTTGCGTGATGGTCCCTGCCGTGTAGAGCTGCAACAGTGATTGGATCTCTTGAGGGTCAAGGCGAGTGGCAAGGAAATCACGGTTGACAAAGCTGCTGCCAGCTTGAGGCTCTTGAAGATAGGCCGCATGGAATCGCAGGCAGTTGTCGATCATGTCCTGCATTTGCTGGGCAATGACCATCATCGTTGAGTCTCCTTGGCTGCGATCTATGCGCTTGGCCTCGGCTGTTTCAGCTGAAAGCTTTTGACCTAAGACAGCAGCAAGCCCTAGCTCGTTGATCTGCATTGCAATCTGCTCAAGCCGTTGGAACTGTGATCCAAACGCGTGGCTAGGGGGAGAGATATATTCAGCGCGGCCCTCGGCTGGAAATGCAATTGCTTCCCCAGGTCCGGCGCTTACCTCTTCCGAGGATTGCGGGAACCCGTAGAACGCGAGCAAAGGAACAGCTGAAAGGTGCAGCTGATTATCTAGATCAGATTGGACCTGATACGCCTTGAGGTTTAGCTCTGCAATGTCGGCCATTGGTGGCCGCGACTCCATCACGTTGACGCGGTTGGAATAAGCAACAGCAAACGGGATTTCATCAAGGCTGGTTGTGCCTTCATCAATAACGCGGAAATCTCCTTTGTCGTCTTTCTGATGGATCTCAAATGCGCCTGGAGTTAAGACACGAACCTGCTCAACCTCTTTCTCGCCGTAATCACCATCAGCAACAACGGTTTTTTCCATCAAGCGAAGCTGAATTAGTTTCTGCTGCCCATCGCTTAACTCTGTACGCCATCCCAGAATGTCGCGGGGCGTGTACGTCACCCAATAAGGCCGACCGTTTGAGCCTGCTTGTGGGGCATCAACAAGAACCCCGACGTGGCCGTAGCGAATGCACTTCCTGGCTGTGTCATAAGTCCAGACATTTAGATCGTTGCCTTGAAGATCAACGTCAAACAGCTGCTCTGTGATTAGGTCGCTTACGTCTGTCAACCTGACTGGCTTACGGGTCAACATGCCCGCCAGCATTCGTTCGAGGCGAACGTAATACGGGGCCAATGTGGAACGAGACAGTCTTGCGTCAAAACTGGAGTCTTGCTCTCTTGGTTCTTGCGGCAGATATTTTCGATGCTTCTTTCTGATGCCGTAAGTGCCCTGCAAAAGAGCTTCGATCAGCTCCCAATGGGGTTCCTGATTTACCCAGGCGGAATTTGGGTCTTGAACACGAGTGACGCTGCCAACCCGCTGCCTACCACCCGAAAAACCTGAATACACGTTAAAACCCCGCCTAATCCTCAGTTTAGTAGAGCCTAATGCCAGTGCCTCGACCAGCACGCGCATAAAGAGGATTAAATTCGCGCCACACTAAATAGCCAAGGCCATCATTCATGTGGTCATATCCAGCATCTTTGTCTGGATCTCCTTTTTCTGTGTAACTTTGCAGCTCTAAGCATTCAATCGTTC